CTCGTGAAGAGGAAAACAAAAAAGGAATGGACGCTTCGCAGATTACCGGAGCAGCAAGTAGCTATGCCAGGAAATACGCACTTAACGGATTGTTTGCAATAGACGATACCAAAGATGCAGATGCTACAAATGAGCATAAAGACGAAGTAAGCGAAGGACAAAAAGCATTCTTAATTGAAGCACTTGATAAAACAAAGTTCACTCAGGAGCAAAAGTATAAAGCTATTGAGAAAATCAAAGCTATCAAGACCTTAGACGAATTTAACAAGATTAAAGAAACAATAAAGAAAAGCTAATGAAAAATTCTATTGAGTATTTAATTAATGAAGTAAGTGAAATTTTAGGTGATACACATTTAAATAGTATGCAATATTTATTACTTGCAGATGCCTTAAAAAAAGCAAGAGAAAAACATAAGCAAGAAATAATATCAGCTTTTGATAATGGGGAAGATTTTAGTTCTGATTTTTTTGATGTTAATAATCCTAAAGTACTTTGCTCTATAAATTACTACAACCAAACCTATAATCAAAACGAAAGCTAATGAGGGAACTATTACCATTTGAAAGGCAGATGCTTCTGGCAGAAGTATACCACTACGCTTGGTATAACGAAGAGGCATACGAGGACTTATTAGCCTTTATTAAAAAGTATGAAAACAAATTAGACAAACCTGTATTTTTTAACCCAATCAATAACAATGACACAGAAACAACAAATCTTGAACCACTTGCTTTCGGGCAAAACATTGACACCAATCCAGGCTCTAACGAAGTTTAATAGCCTAAGATTATCGGCAGTTATCTTTGAACTTAAACGCAAAGGATATAAGATACAGTCCGACTTAATTAACGTAGGTAATAAGAAACAACCTAAATTTGTAAGTAAATATTCACTAATAAAAAAGTAAAAAATGGAACAAAAAAAATGGAGTGCAGGAGCTTGGAAAAAGCAGACCACTAAAGGAGAAGTAATTAATTTTACAATCGAGAATGTTAAATACTCAATGTGGGTTAATGCTTACAAGACCGACGAGAAGCAACCAGATTACAAGATTTATGTAAATGATTTTAAACCTAAAGAAGATACGGAAGGATTGCCGTTTTAATTATGCTAACGAGAAAAAGAGATATATCAATTAGACAGTTAAAGGAGTTATACTTTGCGCAACGTAACACCCATTTGCAGCTACACGAAATGATGCAGCAGTTAGGGTTGTTAGGCATAGAAGATAACGAGCCTTTAGGGTTAGACATTGGCGCAAGAACGATTGTTAAATTGGTAGACGAGGAGTTTGAGTGCGATGTATTAATTAAGGATAGATCGTTGAAAACAACGTTCGGTCGGAAGGCTGCTGCTTATTTACTTAGGAGATACACCAAGTTAAGCCTAAAGGAGATAAGCCAGTACACAGGAACAAGCGACCACACAACGGCTATCCATAACATTAAACAAGCGAACAACCTAATAGAAACTGAGGACTGGTTTAAAACTAAGCTAAAAAAACTTTGTTTAAAATTAGAACTTAAGGAAATTTAGTGTATATTCGCAACATAATAAGACACATTAACGAAGTACGAACCGATAATGTGTTTAGTGGTTAAATAATAATAGCCTCGATAGTTCGTACCTATCGGGGTTTATTTTTTTTATGGCAAAAGACCCAGCGTTTTTATTTTACCCCGGCGACTATGTTAGTGGCACAATGGGAATGACATTTGAGGAAAAAGGAGCATATATGGACTTGCTTATGCTTCAATTCAATCGAGGGCATATGAATAATCATATGATACAACATACGATTGGACACTTGTGGGAACAAGTTAAATGCAAGTTTATACAAGATGAGGAAGGTTTATGGTACAATGTCAGGCTTGATATTGAAAAGGAAAAGCGTAAAACCTTTACTGAGTCAAGGCGAAACAATATAAAACCTAAAAACAAACCAAAAGTTGAACCTTCATATGAAACGCATATGCAACCTCATATGGACTCCCATATGGAAAATGTAAATGAAGATATAAATAAAGATATAAATATTAATAAAAGTAAATGTAGCTTTGAACAAGTTTACGAGTATATGTCTTTACGGATAGGAACAGATCAAGCAAAGATTGAAGCCGAAAAATTTGTAAATTACTATACGAGCAATGGGTGGAAAGTAGGTAAAAACCCAATGAAAAGTTGGGGTGCAGCAGCAAATAATTGGATAACTAACACTAAACAATATGCAAAAGGAACTACAAGCAATCAACGAAAGCTTGACAAAAACGAACTCGAGAACCTTAGAAACTACAACTATATCCACTCTACTTCCTATGGAGCAGGAGATTATGACCGCATTTTCGGGGGAACGAATGAGGAACATAAACTCTATCATATTTAAGCAAAACCTTATTTATTTGATGCAGCTTGTAGGCATCAACAATCCTGGCGACGTTAAGTTAGCAATATTAGAAGATTGGATAAGGACTGAGTACGGAAACTTTACAATAAACGAAGTTAAAGTAGCGTTTAAGCAAATGGTAGCTAATGACTTTATAGATCACTACCAGAACTTCAGCCCTGCATACTTTAGTCAGGTTATGGATAGGTACAAGAAAAAAGCAAACGAAGTAAGAAAAATGATGCCACAAGAACGAGTAGAAGCAATCCCACACTTAACCGATTTAGAGATAATTGATTACAGTTACCAAGAATACAAGGTTCTTGAAAATAGAACATTCGATAGGTTGTTTAACCCATTATCCGTATTTACAAAGCTTAATAGTTCAGGCATTAAGGTATGGACAAAACAAGATGGCGCACTTGCTAAAAAGAAACTTATGGAGATTATTACCTACAAGGCTAATAAAATGGACATCATAAGCGCAAAACAATACCGAGACGAATGGACTGAGCAATGGTTAAAGAACCAGGCTCGAGCCGTAGCCGTAGCTTTATTTTTTGATTTGCAAATTGCTAATAATAAAACTTCATTCAAATGAGACACGGCAGTTTATTTAGCGGAATAGGTGGCTTTGATCTAGCAGCAGAATGGTGCGGTTGGGAAAACGTATTTCATTGCGAATGGAACACCTTTGGACAAAAAGTTTTAAAACATCACTTCCCAAATTCAATAAGTTACAATGACATCACAAAAACAGATTTCACTATTCACAGAGGAGCAATCGACATCATTAGTGGTGGCTTCCCTTGCCAACCCTACTCAAGTGCAGGAAAGCGACTTGGCAAAGAAGATGAGAGACACCTCTGGCCAGAGATGCTTAGAGCAATTCGGGAAATTCAACCAAGTTGGGTTGTGGGCGAGAACGTTCGCGGACTTACTAATTGGAACGGGGGATTGGTATTCGACGAGGTGCAAACTGAGTTGGAAGCTGAAGGCTACGAAGTCCTGCCGTTTTTACTTCCAGCTTGTTCCGTCGGTGCGCCACACCGAAGAGACCGGATATGGTTTATTGCCTACTCCAACTGCAATAGATTGCACAGATGCAACAGTGAAAATGAAGTCAGATCAATTAACAATAGGCTCGATGCACTCGGTAACTTTAACGAGGGCTTTAGCAATGGGTATGCTACCAACTCCAAGAACATCGGACAAAAATATGCATTGGAAAACGGAGAATTGGAAAGGAGACGATTTGGGCAGTTGTATAAACGAAATGTATGGAACACGTTCCCATCTGTCTCCGCTATTTGTGGAGGAGATGATGGGCTTCCCAAAGAATTGGACAACATTACCTTTTCTAAATGGAGACAAGAAAGTTTAAAAGCCTACGGTAATGCAATAGTTCCTCAGGTAGCTTATCAAATTTTTAAAAGTATTTGTCAATATCAAGAACTTTAGTATAGTTTTGTAATATGACCGCAAACGAATTAACCAAAGAAGCTATTAAAACCCTAAACAAAAACGGGTGCTTTGTATGGCGTAACAATAACCTTGCGGTTAGAGGTCGCACATTCATAGGACTTAAAGGAGTTCCAGATGTTGTAGGCTTCCACACACAAAGCGGAGTAGCGGTTTACTGTGAAACAAAAGCAATAGGCGATAAGTTAAGTACCTACCAAATAGCTTTTTTAAACTTAGCAAAAATGGCAAATTGTTTCTGCTACATAGCAACCGAAGATAACGGCAAACTAACCCTAAAAGAATATGAACAAGAATAGTATCATATTAGAACTTTGGGAAAGCCGAGAACTTAAGGAAGCAATAGATAAAATGCAGCCTGAAGATTTACGAGACGATTTAAGAAGCGAACTATTTAAGGTGCTATGCGAAATGGAAGAAGAGCGTTTAATTGATATGCGCACACGCAACGTATTAAAGTTCTACTTGGTAAGGACAATGATTAATATGATGCAAAGTAACACGAGCCAATTTTATAGAACATACCGCAAACCTTTAGAAGTAGAATTAATTGTACACGATAGAGACGAGGACTTACTTAACAAAGTAGAAGACGAACTATCCAAGATGCACTGGTATAAAGCAGAACTTTTAAGAGTGTATGCTATTAAGCACAACTGCAACGCTAAAGAACTTAGCAGGGTTACAGGTATACCTTATATGTCAATACATAGGGAACTTAAACTAACTAAACGAGAACTTAAAAAACAATTACGCAAATGATAATTATAGCAGCGATATGCTTTGCAATTTTCTTTGTAGAGATACACCAATTCCATAGGAAGTGGAAATTAGATTTTAAGCCTTTTAGTTGCACGAGTTGTTTATCAGCTTGGACAGGATTGGCTTTATATTTACTACCTGCAATATGTACTGATGTTATTGCGTTTGTATTTATACCAGGAGTAGCAGCACCTTTACTTTCAAAACTAATGTGGAACTTATGGAAATAGAACACCGCAACTTTTTAGATCAACACGTTGGTAATTGGCATACAGTACAAAATGGTTATGTGCGTAACATCGATTTGGACATCTTAAAAATGTACGAGCATATTTATCGCAAGTATATGAGTGCAGATTTTATCTTAACAGTATGGTGCGGTAATTGTATCTTCGATATGATTAAACGCCTTTACACTTGGTACGAAGAGCAACCTAAACCCAAAAATAAAAAAAAGAATGGCTAATTTTATCCACCCTACCGCTATCATTGGCGATAACGTAATTATTGGAGACGGCAACTATATTGGTGCTTATTGTATAATTGGCGACAAAGCCGAGCATAAAAAGTTTTGGCAAAAAGAAAAAGGCAAAGTTTACATTGGCGATAACAATATTATTACAGGACTTGTAACAATAGACGCAGGTACGGAGATTGACACCTTTATTGGTAATAATTGTTTCATAATGAAACACGCACACATTGGACACGACTGCACAATTTTAGATAATGTTACAATAAGCTGCGGTGCAAAAATAGGTGGGCATTCAATTATTGACAAAGGAGCTAACATAGGACTTAACGCAGTTCTACATCAATTTGCAAACGTAGGAGAAAATTGTATGATTGGTGCAAGTGCTTTTGTAAAAGGAGATGCAAAACCAAATACTAAATACGCAGGAGTTCCTGCACGAGAAATCGGCTCAAACATAAGATAATGAATGCAATAGTATACTTAAACTATAAAGATAGAAACATTAATACATTGTTTGAGAATATCAAAAATGCGGGTAAGCATATTGATATAGTTACTATCATTAATGAAGAAGGTATAGCATTTGCAACTAATAAAGGCTTAAGGAATTTAAACTTTGATTATATAGATTATGTAACTATTATGGGTAATGATATATTAGAACCTGATAATTGGTTGCAAATAAGAAATGACTTTTTACAAGACAAAACTATTGGTATTTGTTCTATTCCTTTACATAGTACAGGTAATGACACGGCTGATTTAATTGGTAACTTCACTATCACAAAAGAAACTATAAAAAGAGTTGGCGCATTCAATCAAGAACTTGACCCATACGGAGCAATAGATTTAGATTATTGTACGAGATGCAGAGCAGCAGGTTTGCATACAAAATTCATTAAAGAATATACTGCTAATCATATTGAGCAAAATAGCATTGATGCTTATGGTTATAATAAAAATGAATTAGTACAAAAGACCTGGAGTTTGCATAGCAACAATGTATCTGCTTATACAAATGGGAATAAAACATATTATATAAACTTATGAAAATACTTTGTATAACTTCAGCCAATTCGGGTGTAGGACTGCACCGAATAATGATGCCTATTGTTTATATGGAAAAAGAGTACGCACTTATTACCGATGTATTGAATGACGAACTACTTGAGCAGGGTTGGGATATTGTGCTAATGAATAGAATGCTAAACGAAATAAACGCAAAGCAAATGGACACTTGGCGCACCAAGTACGGCTTTAAGTTAGTAGTAGACAATGACGATTACTGGGAACTTAGCGAAAGCCATTTGTTATATTCAAGATATAAGTTTAATAACATACCTAAACTAATTACCGATTACTTAGAAGTTGCAGACCTTTGCACTTGCACACACGAAAGGTTAGCAAGTGAGATAAGTCCTTACAATAAGAACGTTCACATCTTACCAAACGCATTACCTTACGGGCAAGAGCAGTTCCAGGATAACAAGACCGAAGATTACAAGGTTAGATTATTTTGGAGCGGTAGCGGAACGCACGAAAGAGATTTAGAAATACTTAGGCAGCCGTTCAAAAGGCTACAAGGTATGAACATAAGAACTGTTATTGCAGGTTACAATGACGGAGAAAAACCTATATGGGATAAAATGATTGATGCGTTCACTTGCGGACTAAAGCTAAACCCTACAATCTATAACTATGCAAAGGTTACGGAATATATGGGTGCTTACACTGATAGCGATATTTCAGTTATTCCATTGGTAGATAACAAGTTTAATTCAATGAAGTCAAATTTAAAAGTATTAGAAACGGCTGCTAAAAAGAACCCTGCCATAGTTAGCCATGTCAATCCTTACTTAGATATGCCAGTGCATTACGTTAAAAGCCAAAAGGATTGGTACAAACATATAAAAGATTTAATAAGCGATGCGGATATGCGAAAGGAAAGCGGACAAAAGTTATTTGAGTTCTGCCAAAAGAAGTATAACTTTGACGAGATAAATTTAGACCGAAAGTATATTTATAGTAAACTATGCCAGTAATATTAGCAAAAATATTTTATCACACAAAGGTAGACAAGTCAGGCAGATTAAGGTCTGTTGGTACTTATGCTTGTGATAAATGTAGCATAGAGTGTACACAAAGAGCAGAGGAAATAAGAAGGAGAGGTGCTTTATGTAAAAAGTGTAAACTAACACAAAATTTTACAAACGAGTTTAGTAATAAAAATTTAGAACTTACTTGTGCAAATGTATTAAAAAGCAGGTTAAATAAGAGATACTTAAAAAGAGGCTTAACTTGCACATTGTCAGGAGAAGAGATACTTAAATTAGTTAAAGATAAATGCCATTATTGTGGCACAGAACATAGCAATAATATGCTCTATAATCAACCTAATTTTAAGTATAACTTTATCTATAATGGTATTGACAGAATAGATAGTTCAAAAGGATATATTCAAGGGAATGTAGTTACTTGTTGCAAAACTTGTAATGTAGCAAAAATGGATATGGACTATAAAGAATTTATTAACCACATCACAAAAATATATAATCACATAAGAAATGCCAATATATAAATGCGCCTCTAATGGCAAATATCGGATTGGAAACGGGTCTTGCATCTACGAAACCGAGGAAAAGGCAATGCAAGTTTGGAAGGCTATCCTTGCAGGTGGCAAGTTCGCAGATAGCTATACCGATTACCCTGAAAGTGCAACTAACAACGCAAAACGTGCTTTAGAATGGGCAGATAAAAATGGTTGGGGTTCTTGCGGAGAAGCAACAGGAAAAGCAAGAGCAAATCAATTAGCAAATCGTGAGCCGATTAGTAGAGATACGATTGCCCGTATGGCTTCCTTTAAAAGACATCAACAACATAAAGACGTTCCTTATAGTGAAGGTTGTGGTGGGTTAATGTGGGATGCTTGGGGCGGTACAAGTGGAGTTGAATGGGCAATTAATAAACTAAAAGAAATAGACAATAAATAATTTGCATACTTAAATTTTTTAATTATTAATCAACGGAAAATTTAATGGGGAAAGTATGCAAAAACACACACAAATATATTTGCAGGGAATGGGGTATAAAAAAACGGACTTCATTCCTTGCGAAGTGTGTGGCTCACAAGCGGTAGACATACATCATATTGAGGCGAGAGGTATGGGTGGAAGCAAAGACAAAGACACGATTGAAAACCTAATGGGACTTTGTAGGAAGTGCCACATAGAATACGGAGACAAAAAACAATATAAAGAGTTCCTAAAAGACATACACGCAAAGAATTATGGCAAAGATTAAAGAGAACAATAACAAAGTTAGCTTTGGCAAACGCAAAAGAGGTTCTGCAAAGAAGTCCTTTAATAAGCACACGCCCAAAGAAAAAGCATATAGAGGTCAAGGCAGATGAGAAAGCTAAACGCTATATGGCTACTCTTAACCCACAAAGCTTACTTCCTTGCGGTATGTAAGACGGGTAAAAACGGAGACGATATGACTACCATAGGACATTACACCTACGCAATGGCAGAAACATTAATTAACAAGCATATAGCAGACGTAGATACTTACTTAGATCAAGAAGATGCAATAGACGAAGCAAACGACATAATTAACGGCATACTATGATTTTACTATCAAGCCAAGTAGAGAGCATAGCCTCACGCAAAGACAAAACAATCAAGCTAACTTTAGCAACCCAGGAACTAAGTCCTAAAGATGCAGCTTCTTTGTTTCAGCTTAACCAACAGTTTTGCTACTTAGCAATTAAAGAAGAGCCGTTTAGTAAAGAAGAGCAAGACGTAATAGAAAACCTAAAGGCAGACCCAGATACGTTTAAAACACCGAGCCAAAGATTAAGGGGCATCTTATACAAGACATACGAACAAGACAACGAAGGCTACAAAGATTTTAACACATATTACCTTTCCGTAATGGATAGGATATGCCAACATTATAAAAACAAGATAGATGGGTAGGTTTAAACTTATAGAGACACCAGAACTAATGCTTCAACACTTTAACGAGTACGCAGAATACTGCAAAAGCAATCCAATCAAGGTACACGATTTCGTAGGTAAAGACGGAGACGAAGTTTACAGATTAAGAGAAAGACCTTTGACAATAGAAGGCTTTGAGAACTTTTGCGCAGACAAAGGAATTATTGGAGATTTAAGCCATTATTTTGCTAATACAAATAATGCTTACGCAGATTTTTTAACCATCTGTTCGCATATTAGGAGAAAAATAAGGCAAGACCAAATCGAAGGCGGAATGGCAGGGGTTTATAATCCAAGCATAACTCAGCGATTAAATAGTTTAGTAGAGAAGTCAGAAAACAAGCACGAAGTAAGCGAAATCAAAATAACTTACGATAAGTAATGCAAACAATAGGTCTAAGCTTACATAAACCACACCCTGCGCAAAAGCAAGTAATCGACTGCGAAAGTAGATTTATTGTAATGATGGCAGGGAGAAGATTTGGTAAGTCATTGATTAGCCAAACGATAAGCATAGAAACTGCGGTTAATAAAAAGCGTGTAGCTTACATTACACCTACTTACCAATTAGGTAAGATATTCTTTAAGGAAATAGTTGATCTATTACCATTGGAGATATACTCTAAAAACGAAAGCGACTTAGTTATTACTTTCATAACGGGCGGAAGCATACGCTTCTTTACTGGGGAAAGGTTAGACAATCTTAGAGGTCTAAAGTTTCACTTAGCCGTAATAGACGAGGCTTCATTTATACCTAACCTTGAAGATGGGTGGCTTAACTCAATAAGACCTACCTTAACTGACTACAAGGGTAAGGCTATATTCCTAAGCACCCCTAAAGGTAAAAACTACTTCTTTAGTTTGTTTAGCAAAGCAGAACCGGATTGGCAAAGCTTTAAGTTTACGACATACGATAACCCCTACATAGACCCAAATGAAATAGACGATGCCCGTAAGCAACTACCAGACGTTGTGTTTGAGCAGGAGTATATGGCAAACCCTGCTGAGAACGCAGCAAACCCTTTCGGTAGTCAATACATTCGCAAGTGCATACACCCAGTAACAACAATGCCTGTCGTAGCTTATGGGATTGACTTAGCTAAGTCAGTCGATTGGACAGTTATCGTAGGTTTAGACGAAGACGGGAATGTGGCTTATTTTGACCGCTTTCAAATGGATTGGCATAATACCAAGCAAACTATACTTAGGCTGCCTAAATGCCCTATCCTTGTCGATTCTACGGGGGTTGGCGACCCTATCCTCGAGGACTTACAAAGAGAAGGGGTAATGATACAAGGCTTAAAGTTCACAAGTTCAAGTAAGCAACAACTAATGGAAGGATTACAGGCTGCCATACATCAAGGTAAGATTGGCTACCCTGAAGGGATAATCAGCCAGGAGTTAGAAGTATTTGAGTATCAGTATACGGCAACGGGGGTTAAGTACTCAGCACCTTCAGGCTTCCACGATGATGCAGTTATGGCTTTGGCTTTGGCTTGGCAGAACTTCAGCCTTAAACGTGGCACGGGCAGGTACGCCTTCCTATAATTGCAACAAGGTTACAAAAATAAATTTCGTGGATTGTGTAAAACTTGTATATTTGGTTATTATTTAATCAAAACACAAATACAATGAAAAAAGAAACCGCACAACTTTTAGCCGTATTTTTAGTAGCTTGTTACCTTATTGGGCAACTTCAAGACATCTACTCAAAATGATTTATGCTATCTGCCTTCTGCTAATTGCAACAGGTTTTGTAATGGCAGCATTATTTGACTACACAATTAAACACAATGACACAAAGCACAAAAGAATATATAGACAAATATTACGCAAGTGAGCCGATTAGTATAATGATGTCTAACATAGATGCGACTTACTTAGAGATACTTACTTACTGCAACGAGAAGGGTTATGAACCTTCTAAGCGTAGATTAAGGAAAACAGAACATAAGTCAGAAATCGGCTTTTTTGACATAGATAATTACAAACCCGAAACAATATAAAATGGAACTTCAACAAATCTTTGAAACAACAAAAGAACAAAGGGTGGAGTTTACCCACCAATTAATTGAACGTTTAAACGCAGGGGAACTTGACCCGTTAAAAACGCACCTCCAGGTTAAAGCCTTAGAGGATATGCTTGAAACCCTAAAGGCAAACAAGGACTACAAAGATGCCGTATTACAAGCAGCCGTATTAAACGGCAAGGACTTTGAGTATATGAGCGCAAAGTTTAACATTAGAGAAGTAGGCGTTAAGTATGACTTTAGCAAATGTGAAAGTCCTGCATACGAGGAGATATTGAACGAGTACAATAGTGCAGCTAAAGCCAAAAAGGATATGGAAGAGTTCCTTAAAAAAGTTCCGCATCAAGGTCTTGATATTATTAACGGAGTTACTGGCGAGGTTACAAAAGTTTACCCACCCGCTAAGAGTAGCACAACAAGTGTAGCCGTATCATTAAAGTAATAAAAATATTGTACTTCTTTGCAATTTGCTTACCTTTGGCAGCGTTATGCTACATAGGTGGGCATCTTGCTTATGAGATAATGT